AACCGAGGCGCCGCCCGCGGTGTAGCCGGTGTTGGTGACGCCGACCTCGTTGGTCACGGCGTAGACGGTGGAGGCCGCCGTGATCTGGTTCCAGACGGTGTAGAGCGCGCACTTCATCGCGCCCGAGTCGATCGGGATCGCGCCATCGGCGATGAGCTTGGCCGTGCCGTTGCACAGCGTCCAGGGGTCGGCAGCCATGCGTTAGCTCCTCACATCGAATAGGTGGACGGCATCGTGCCGGTGTGGAAGACGGTGAGGTCGTTGGTGTTCGTCGTTGCGATCTTGAGGAAGCCAGCGAAGTTGACCCCGCCGAGGTTGTAGTACGTGCCGGCCGCCTGCGAGGAGGGGATGACCATGATCGTCCCGGCCGCGTGGCTGATCGTGACCGTGGCCGCGACCGCGTTGTTGACGAGGACGCCGCCGAGCGAGCCCGAGCTGCCGCAGGCGATGTTGCCAGCCGCGACGCCGACGACGATTGTGTCCTCGGAGCCCGCGCCGGCATCGCGTGTCCAGCCGGCGCCCGTGACCAGCGTCACGGTGCGGAAGGGGACGGTGCCGTAGGCGACCGTTCCGGTGCTGGGCGTGATGACCTCGGTGCGCGTCTGGCCCGAGAGGTCCGTCCCGGTGATGGTGATGGTGCCCAGGGCGTCGGTGACGCCGCCGACCTGTGTGTGCGTGACGCTGATGAGCGCGGCCCCCGACCAGACGGGGACGCCGCCGTTGACGATCGTGTAGTCCCCGTTCTTCATGTTGGTCGTGGTCACGATCCGGTTGGCGACGGCGGCCGTGGTGGCCGCGGTGTTGGTGAGCATGTAGCCCATCACGCGCCTCGCTTCTCACTGGTGGCTACGGGTGCGTGGTGCTGCACACTGATGGGGCCGAAGTATTCGGGCCACTTGCGGACGGCCGGGTGATCGGCGTCGATCAGGTCGCCCTGGCGGATGTCGAGGCGGGCGCCGCCGACCGTGGCCGTGAAGGACGTCTTCGCTTGGAGAACGGTGTCGGCGGACTTCGCCATCTGCCTGTGACCTCCTGACTCGGGGCCCTCGCGCTGTGGCGAGGGCCCCGGATGACTGTTGGCTTACGTGAAGCAGAGGCGCCGGCCGCCGTCGACGCTGATCGGCTTGGCGCTGTTGCGCCAGTGGAAGACGAGCGCCCGCTGGCCGCTGGCGAGGATGCCCCCGGCGGCGACCAGGTTCGGGATGAACTCGACCGTCATGCCGATGCGCTCGACGATGACGTACTGGCTGGGGTTGTAGAAGGTGAGGAGCGGCTTGCCCGCGAGGTCGGCGGTGTCCTTGCCCGAGGGGGCCTCGTAGACGGGGCGACCGAGCAGGCGCAGGCCGGTGAAGCCCGAGCTGTCGGGAACGTCCTGCACGCCGACCGCCGGGTACCCGACGGTGGCCCCGAAGAGGCGCCCGCCCGTCGTCTCGAAGCCCTGCGTGGCGCCGAGGACCGAGCGGCTCATGAGCCAGATGGCACTGGAGCGATGCCGGGTCGTCAGCGCCGCGTAGGTCGCGTCGACATCGGCGATCGCGTACACGCCGTCGCCGACCGTGGCGAGCGGGGTGAACGCGCCGACGGTGCCGGTGGCGTTGGCCTGCACGCCGATCGGGTTGGTGGCGGTGCCCAGGGCATCGCCGACGCCCTGCGTGAAGACCGACTCTTCCTCGGTGTCCTTGGCTTCGGCGATGAGGCGTGCGAACTCGGACGCGAGGTCGGTCCGGTCCTCACCGGTCTCGTACGAGTAGGTGATCTGGCCCTGGACCTTGGTCGGCTGGATGGTGGGCTGGCCGAGCGTCGGCCCCTGCTCGGTCATCGCCGCGGCCTCTGCGGCGCGGGTGGCGGTGACGGCAGTCGAGGACAGGCCGGTCCACTTGTTGGAACCGACGATCTGCTCGATGCGGGAGGTGGCCCGGATGGCGTTGATGGACGTCCACGCGCCGATCGGGATGATGGTCGGGTCGAAGGCCGCCGGCACCAGGTAGCCACCCGTCGTGGTCACGCCCATCGCGAGCTGCGTGCCGCGCTGCTCCTCGGCCGTGAGCGGCGACCCGACGGCGAGCTTGTTGAAGGCCCGCTCGTAGACCGGCGACGCGGTCAGGATGATGTGCCGGGCGAACTGGCGGTCATCCGTGTCCTTGTAGTTGAGCAGCCGCTCCATGTCGGCGCGGTGCTCGTCGGGGCGGGCGTCCGGGTGCGGGAAGCGCATCCGCTCGATCGCCCGCATGGCGCCGTCACGGTATGCCTGGTGCAGCGACTCGTCGGAGCTCGACCGGCTGCGGTATTCCTCGATCGCGAAGATGTTCTCGGGGACGTGGCTCTGGCTCTGGTTGCGGACGTTGACGCTGGGCGCCTGGTACCGCTCGGTGCTGCCGTTGGCCGCGAGGCGGGTGAGCCGCTCGGTGCGTGCGCGGAGCTCGGCGATCGTGTCGCTGGCCCGCTTGTCGATGGCCTCGAGGTCGGCCCACTCCTCGCGGGACTCGACGTCGAACGAACGGCCCGTGAACGCGGCATCCAGCTCCTGGATGCGGCTGCGGACGCTGGCCTGGTAGGTGACGTATTCCTCGACGCTACGGAAGGCGTCGAGATCAGAGAGTGCGAAGTTCACGAGGTCTGCTCCTCTAGATAGGCGAGCCAGTCGTCATCGGACTGGAAGCGCCGGACTGACCGCTCCGCCGGCGCGGCGGACGGGATCGGATCGGGCGGCACATCGGGCTCGGAGTGAGCAGACTCGGCTCCGTCCTCGGGCGGTTCGTCGGAGTGAGACTCTGCCTCGGCTCCGTCATCCGTCGGTGTCTCGCCCTCGATGGCACGCTTGAAGTAGTCGTCGGTGAGCGACCGCATCCCAGCGACCGTCCCGGTGGCGACCGGGAACGGGGTCGGCCCCAGTTCCTTGATGCGGGCCTCGCGAATGGTCCGCTCGGGCAGCCCCTCGGGGTTCGCGGGCGTCGGCACAGGGTGGAAGTTCCAACTCTCGCCGTCGCGGTTGGGGATGGTGAACAGGTGAGACGACCCGTAGACGCCGGCACGCAGGCCGGGCGCCAGGTCCCGGTTGTAGCTGGTGTCCAGCAGGGCGCCCGAGTAGTCGAGCCGCTGGACCGTGTCCTGCACGTCCTCGAGCGGCCCGAGCGGCTTTCGCCCGATAGCCCGATCCTGTCCGTGGTCGAAGATGATCTGCATTCGCGAGCGGTTCTCGGCGAACGTCTTCGCGAAGGCGCCCGGCATGACCCGCTCCATGAACTTGCCCTCGAGGCGCGAGTCGACCTCGTACCACTGGCCATAGTTGACGAGCGTCCCCGTGATCGTCCCGAGCCGGCCGTCGGACGGCTCGCCCTCGGAGCGCAGGGCCATCGGCTCGGCGCCGCGCACGAGGTTCTCGCGGAGGCGCGGCAGATCCGCGGCGGTGTCTTCGGGGTTCATTCAGGGCCTCCTGTGGGAGCGCCGTCGCTCTCGGGCATCGTCTCCGGGGATGGCTGGCTGGTACCGGGTGCCTGAAGTTGGACAGGGAGCAACCCGGTGTGATTGCGGTAGAGTCGGTACAGGTCGCCGGACGCGACGGCATCCACGACCGAGTCCGGATCCCAGCCACCGTCGCCGAGGGTGCGCATCGCGGTGGCCTGGAGCGCGAGCACGTCCGCGGCGTCCTTGACGTCCTCTGCGAGGAACGGGATGTCGGTGGCGTCGTACCAGAGCCTGAAGCCCTGCGGCGGCGGAATGATGCTCTCGAGGGATCCGCAGGCGTTGCGCCAGGCGGGTCTGATGGTCATGTCGGCGAACATGCGGCGGGCGGCGCCGAAGTTCCCGGCGTTGAGGCTCGACCCTTGGAGGCCCTCGCTGATGCCTGCGATCACCGGTGGCACACCGGCCGCCGCGGCCAGCCGAGTTTCGCCGCTGCCCTGTAGGGCCTTGAGGTCGGCACCCGCGGCGCCGAGGTTGTTGCCGATCACCGTTGCGTCATGGCCCTGACCGAGGTACATCGTCTTCCACGCCCGCTCGGCGCCCTCGTGCTCCTGGTCGAAGACGGCGGTCCACTCCCTGAACTTGGCGGGGTCGGCGACGGGCAACTGGACGAGCAGGTTGGGGGTCGCACCGTGCTCGAAGTAGGACTGTTTCAGCGTGGTGGTAGCGGTGTCGGCCATCATTTCGCGGAGGCACGACTGGAGCCACGAGATGCCCCTGTAGCGGGCCAGCGGGTCCGGCGTGAGCGCGAAATGCGCGACCTCTTCGGCAAGATAGGCGACGGGCTTCTGGCCGGCCGATGGCCCTCCCGGCTGGTGGATGATCCCTGCGAAGCCCGCGTCCACGTCCCACGCCATGAGGTCGTCGAAGGTGCCGGTGATGGGCTCCTTCGTGGAGCCGATGACGATCTCCGTCCAGTCCGGCCGGAGCACCTTGAGCGTGTCGGGGCGCCTGACGACGTAGCAGTTTCCGGCGAGGTCGTTGTCGAGCATCATCCGGGTAAGCAGGTCGCCCGTCGTCTTGCCGGGCTCGGGATGGGCGAGCAGCGCGAGGCCCTTGTTGCGCCACTGGCGCAAGTCATCGCCCGAAGTCATCTCGCCCGTCCGCCCGCTGGTCATCGACTGCCAGCCCAGGCGAGCCTCGCTGAACACCTTGAATCTGGCGGCCAGCAGGGCGTAGATGATCGGGTTGGCGTAGGCGTAGGCGACCAGCCCCGCGTAGCCCGGCACGATCGACTCGCGATTTCCGGCGAGCGTCTGGTTGAGCCCCATCGGGTAGCGCATCCCGTCAGCCAGGTAGTGCATGTTCTGCACGGCGCGCTGGGCGGGCCGGGGTCGGAGGATGTCCGTCAAACGGCTCATGAGTAGGCCACCAGCATCGGGATCTCCACAACCATCTCCTCGCGCATCACGCGATCGACGGCGAGCGCGAGCGCCACCGCCGCGTCGATCCGTCCGCGGCTCTTGCCCTTGGCGAGCGTGAAGCCCCGGTCGTTGAAGCGGGGGACGGCGTTGAGCACCTGGCCGGCGAAGGCGTCGTCCCCGTCGTGGGTGATGCCGCCGCCACGGATGAGCTCGTACAGGCTGCCGATCGCGGGCGTCATGCG